CAGTTCCAACCAACGGGGCAATCGCATTCAACAGCGACACAGCTTGCTGTTTCCTGATCGTGTCGTTCATAGGTTGTGTTGAACCAGCCTCGACACTGAAATCGAACTCTCCAACAATGTTCTCTCGACCGTAAGGAATCCAGGCATCTTGACCATCAGGTCCAACGATGCGAGCGAAATCTTCTCCAGTCATGTACTGCTGCAGTAGCTGTATGACTCGTCGTCCTATTTCACCGATGCTGAGTTCTACGGTAGCCAGTTTGTCGGCAGCCCGAGCATTCTGGGCGTCAGCAATGATTGACGCTTCGGTCGCTGTACGCCGAGTTTCAGGCAAAGCGCCTCGCGCATACTCTGAAATACCAGAAACAGTGTTGATGTCATTTTCGATAATGGCTGAATAGTTATATATCTCAGGTGGTACAGGCGTCTGCGGCATCGGTACCACCACCTCTGAAAGAGGACGGTTTTCATCGACAACAGGCACCAGACGACCATCGTCATCAGACTCCAAAGCTTCACGGCCTGCTCCGTCAAACGAACGCTCATGGTATAGGTACTTTCGCTGGCCTCGTTTACGGTCATTCATCAACTGTGAGCGAGTCTTATCAAGCTCAAGTTGCAAACTCTCAATGCTTTCCAAGTCACCCATCGGGTAGAAACTGTCAGGCACGTCATAGTTGCGGAGCATCACGAACGGTTGACCATACGCATACGGCATCGGTGTCGGATCAACCAACTCGCCCTCACCGTTTTCTGCGAACACACACAACGTGTTCTCAGTGATGTTGTAATACTCCCAGATGGTTACCAGGTCTTCGTGTTGCGTGTACTCGTCCGCTTCAGTGCGCTGAGGAGGGCCATCCCCATACATGACAAGACTGCCACCGTCAGGAGTAACCGTTTTCCGAGCCGACGCTTTGTACCTCTTGTCATTCTGTACCTCATCCAACGTGCGAATAACCCGTTGACATATCCACTGGGCATCTTCCATGCACGTTGCTTCAGGATCGACAAACACATCGAACGGTGAAACACGCTCCACAAACGGCTGATCCTCAACAACAATCATTTGTGTCTCAGGAATATTTGCAATCACATCTTCATCAGAAGGAAGATCGCCAGCCATCTCAGGGTTTTCCATTGCATACGCATCGAGTTCAGCGAACGCCCGATCCGCTGCCTCAACACGCTGATACTCAGTCATTGACGTTTCTTGTTCCTGAAACGCCCAACCAACCTTCACCCAGCCGTGACCAAAGATCAGAAAATCTTTAACTGCACGACGAAACGGATCTTGGAAATCGTGATGCTTCCACAAGTAATTGACAACAGCCTCAACAAACGCAGCTTGTTGTGCGTCTTGAGCACGGTTTGCTGACACCACAATCTTTGGGTGGTTAACCGAAACCGCAGGAGCCAACACGTTGATGGTTGAGAAACTCAGGTTGACTGCTATCAAGTCTTGTTGGTTTGAGGTAGTCGAGGGCCAGTGCTTTCCGCGGTACAAGTCGATCATTCGACGCCACAGATCGTCATACCCTTGGTCAGATCGCCAGCGACGAGCTCTATTGAGCCTGTCGCGATACTTCTCTAACTTCTTTGCCTTCGACACCCGTGCCATTAAAACACCGCCCGCTCAGAAACTTTCTCAATGTTGCGGCCCGACGCCATTGCCTCCGCATGAACCTTCTGCTCACGTTGAACTTTGGTTAACCCTTGCTCATCTGGCGGCAGGATCGACTGAAGACCTTGCCCAGTTGAAATCGTGATCGATTTCAACCGCAAGCGCCGGTCATATAGCTCTCGGAGTTCCTCCAGAGGAACGTGCCCACGTCGCTTTACAACGTATGCCGTAAATTCCTCAAACGTCGCCCCATCAGGTAGGACGGCCATGAATTAACCAGCGTTAGAACCGCGAAGATTCGGTTGTTTCCCAGCGGGCTCAACCTTGCCAGTTGTTCCATGCTGGTTCTTCGGTGTCTGTCGACCACTGGTGTTGCCGTATCCGCCAGTTTGATTAGCGTATTTGTTGGCAGAAGTGCGTTGCTTGGGGGACTGCGGTCCACCTGGGGTCCAAATGGGGTTATTGGAGACACTGCCTCCACGTTCCATTTTGTTGTTTTTCCCCTTAGCTCCGTCAACGGTGCCACCAGGAGTATGTGCGATGTTTCTTCCCATCGTTAACCTCAAAAAATAGGCGTCAATAGCCCCTACGGGGTGTCCCACGAACAGTGTTTCCACCAATCCTCGTACCCGTAACAGCAGGTTCACCGCTCGCTAAACGAGCAAACCAATCCACCGTCCAGTAATCATCTCTCTTTTCGACATACTCAGGCGCATGAGCAAACTTTCGCATCTGGTTGGCTAACGCCAACGCCATCACACGGTCGTCATAAGGACTGCCATTCATTGAGCCCTTCTCGTTACGCACGAAAGTGCGTAACTCCGCCAGAGTGTGTTTGTCGTACAAGATAAGTTCCTCGTTACGCAAAGCGGAGGAGAGCTCATCAATCATTAACGGTTTACTCGTCCGTGTGGTTTTCCACCCGTACTCCTGAGACACCCGATTAGATACCTGATTCAACGCTCGACGCCGCCACAAACGTGGATACCCCAAATGGCGTAACTCAGTAATCGTCGTCAACCCATGGTTGTTCGACTCCACGCAACACAACGCATCCATGTAGTACAAACCAACCGCATACACCTCTTCGGCCAACAAATCAGGCGCGATATGTCCATGCCAAATAGCAGCCTGCTCACCAGTACCAACATCGAGAACTTGTATGACGCTGTAGTCCCCATGAGCCAAACCCTCAGCCGTGTCAACACCCATCACATATGCGTGATGTAACTGCGGTTGCTCAAACACAGTCATGCTCATACGCGAAACTCCACATGCTTACCGTTACGCCACATGTAGCCCTGCTTGCCACGCTTCACACGGCGAGCCAACTCATCCAAAACATCAAGGTCGAACACAGGATTACCCGACTTAACGAACGCCTCTTCGGCGGTCGTCGGATACTCCTGAGCAAGCTGCCAAGGCAGCATCGAGTCGACCTTTTCCTGATACCAGGCTTCGCCACGATCCTCAGCAGCAGACCACGGAAAGAACATAGGACTGAATTTGTTTGCGGCAGTCGTCGCACCAACCCACAGTTCATGAAAAAAGTTTCCTGAACCGTTAGCGGTAGACAGACCGATGATGCGTCCGCCTACGTCAGCAACTGGCTCAATACTCGCCCAAGCTTCTTCAGCGTTGGGGAGGAACGCCCATTCGTCAACCACGATGAGTGTGGCTGACTCACCACGGGCAGGGTCTGAAGCAGAAGGCATCGACGTAATCTGGCTACCGTTTTCAAATTGCATCCTTTGTTGGTGTTCCACAAGTGAACGTGGGCCTCGATCCACCATCCACTTGGGCAAATGCTGGAACCCATACTTCGTCTTACGCAGCAGCAAGACGGCTTCTCGTTCTGTACGACTCAAATCAATAATGTTCTGGTCGTCATGAAAAAACGCCAGCCAAAATTGGTGGGCAGCAACAAGTGTTGTCCAACCAATCTGACGGGCTTTTAACGTCAATGAATAACGTTCACTGTCCCATTCCTTCAGGGCATGTTCCTGAGCGTCACGCAAATCAAACAAGATTCGTCCATGCGCTGGATGAGCAATGGACCAGTAGTTCCTTAAGAAGTAAGCCTCGTCGCGTTTACAGCGACGCCACTCAACTTCTCTCTTCAACTCATCAAGCCGACTCATGCTCACCAATCACTACTGGCATTTCCCGCAAGCCCTAACGACAATGGAACTCAACTACTTGCGTGACGTGGCCCACCAAGGACTCCAACAAGCCCAACAAGGCGTACACATGGGCGACAACGCAGACAAACGACGCAGCGACGTAGCGTGGACCACAGACACCAGAACCCTACAAATAGCCACCTCACTCATATATGAGGCAAACAGAAACGCAGGCTGGTGGTTTGACATCAACTATCCCGAACAAGCCCAACTCACCCACTACGGCATCGACGGCGAATACGACTGGCATAAAGACGGCAACCAAGACCACTTCGCAGCACGTCAATACGTCAACGGACCACTTAGACCCATGCCACTTAACAAAACCAACGCATTAGAACTCGTAGGCCAGGTACGCAAACTCAGTCTCAGCATCAACCTCAGCGAAGAAGACAGCTACCAAGGCGGAGCACTAGAACTCCAAATAGGAGAAGCAACCCACATCATCACCGGCTCAGCAGGATCAGCAACAGTGTTCCCAAGCTGGACCATGCACCGCATAACCCC